CTTATCACTAAAAGCCTTTATAACACCAGAGAACCCAGACTTACTGCCAATATCTGCTTGTTTCGAATCTCCAATAACAGCATATTTAGAATGATGGCCGAAGCGTGTTAAGATGGTAGCTAATTCACCACGATCCATATTTTGCGCCTCATCGACAATTACAAAGCTATTATTGAACGTCATCCCCCGAACAAAGTTCACTGGAATACATTTAATAGTGTCATCAGCCATTAGATTATGAATAGTGGTCTTGGTTACCAGCTCGTCTAGCTTTTCCATTAAAGGAATTGACCAAGGTCTGAATTTTTCATCAAGCTCACCGGGCAAGGCTCCAATGCTTTTAGCTGCGGACTCTACTACACTCCGAATATAGATGATGCTTTCTATCTTGCGCTGTGAGAGTAATGTTAGAGCAGCTAATACAGAGAGATAGGTTTTACCTGATCCCGCAGGACCGTCAACCAACACCATTTTTGTTTGTTCGCAATCTAATAATTGTAAAAAACCTTTATGCGTTTCATTGAAATCAAATTTACATTTAATATCAAAGTTCAGACCACTTATTTCCTTACCAAATAACCCACCAAGAGAATCCTTAATGTGTGACTTGTCAAGGCCGACCGTTTCCTCATTATGCTGAGGGCGCTTTTTTCTGGACATCGAATATTACTTACTCATTTTTTCCAGATCTAGCTCAGTAATTATTATGAAATCCATGTTATATTTCTTGGCGAATTGTTTGGCGGCTTCCCACTTGGCTTGATTGACAGCCCATGTCGCTTGTTCATAAATAACAGTAGATTCTTTCTTCTTTTTCGAAATTTTAGGTGCACGGGTTTGTTTATCGGGTTTAATTTCCACTAGATATTTCTTTATTGTATCTTTTTCTTTAATTTTGATATACAGATCCATAAAATAGCGATGGATTTTCTCATCAATAGGAGATATATAAGGAATTACAACATTTTCAGAACCCCATTCAATAACACGGGCATTTTTATCAGCCCACACCATAAGCTTAAGCTCTAATCCTGATCTATAAGTTATAGAACCAGCATTCTTGCATTTATTAGGATAGATAGGGCGATAAATTCCTTGCTTATATGGTTTTCGTGCCATTTTTTGTCTCTAACCGTGAGGTAAACTCTTTCTGATGTTCTTCAGTAGAGATATATTTATGAAACTTTGAATCTTTATAGAAAGCCACATCATTCTCCGTTTTAATTAAGAGCTTCTTGTAGAATGCCAACATTTCTTTCATTGCTGGATCCAACCACAACAATTGATCCTTCTCTGATTGAATCAGCAGAGTATTCACAATATTCATAATCACATACATGGGCTCATATTTGCGAAAGAACTTTTCAAACATGGCCTTCTGCACATCTGTCTCGGATACTCTATAAACGACGCTTGTTTTGTCTATGAACTGCCCCTCGTCATAATCACCGACCCATTCATAGGCAGATAGATTAAAGTTACCCTCGATCTCTATCTTTCTTGATAACGTTTCAGGGCTAAGAGATTCTTTTCCTATTGAAAAGCAGACAAATTTCTTATTCTGCTTGTTAAAAATCGCATAAAGGCTATTATCCATATTATTCTCCTACTACTAATGAATATCTTTCGTAAGTGCACGTAGGAACGAAGTGTATTGCATCATAATCAAAGTCTATGAGCTGTCCTTCTAAGTCCTCAACTCTAATCATCGTATCATTATCGAACACGTAAAACGCATCTCTATCGCTATTTGTTAAGCATACGAGATTCAGGCGCCTTATGTCATATTTGTCTATGTGAGGTACAATGTAATCACCAGGCATATAGCGCTGAATTTGGATGAACTGATAAAAATCACGAAGATCTTCATCCCATTCGCCACCATCAAAGATCATGCCTATTAATTCCTTGGGCATATCCTTATTTAAAAGACTGGAGAAGCGAGATAGGTGCTTATGGAATCCGGCATGCGCTAAAGAACCTTCTCTAGGCTTGAATAAACTACGGATATGAGGCTGCTGAACATATTTTACAATTTCAGCTGCGTTTCTCTGGAAGTTTGGGGTTAATTTAAGCATTAAAGTTTCAATATATGACTTAGAGTCGTACTACTAAGCATTACATCCTTTAAAGCACTGTAATAATGCTCATCAATACCAAATTTATTCACATAACCAGGATTCGACTCCTTATTATTAGCATTTACCGCATTTTCCAGTAGCTTGCGTTCTATACCAAGCTTTTGATGCAGATAATTTACAGGATTTGCAAGGCACTGTGCGGCATCAAGTCGTATAACTGTGGATAAGTCATAATCTCCAGTGCGATTAGCCTTATCATGTTGTTCTTTCCATGCAGCAATAGTCGAATCGTTATTCAAAATGAAGTTATTAATGGATTGTACTGATATTACCTCTCGAGATATCATTTCAATAGTCTTATACAAGATGAAATCCATCAAATCATAATTAATCTGACATAATTTATATTCAAATTCACCCGGAGGGACTATATTAAACATTGGAATAGCATTACCAGGAAAAGCTGTTAAATGATAAACATCAAAAGATGAGTCTTTAATGAACTTTTTCAGGGCAATGACTTCTGGAACAGTGAATTCTTTATTTCCCATTCCATGATAAACACCAGCTTGCTTATAAACGGATGCTAAAATAGATAATATACGATCACTTGGGTATGTTGGTATTCCTAAAACTATGTATTTCATGCTTCTAATGAGTCTTTAATGGCTTCTAATGAGGTTTTGTATCGTTCTTTTGAGTACATGCGGCGAGTTGCTAAACGGGCGCGCTGACCATATCGCAGTAATGTTGGATAACTAGTATCAATAAAACTAAAAATCCCACCCAAACATTCATGACAGGGAACAAAATTCTCACCACCATCATTATTTTTAGTTTTTAAGAATAAGCTATTGGTTTGGGTGAATAATTGTGCACTTCCGCCTGTGGGGGATGTTATAACCGGAACACCAAATAAGGCAGCTTCGGCCAAATACAAGCCGGAGTAATTAGTACGATGTGAAGAAATAACCACATGGCTATTCTGGAGCAAACTTAAATAATCTTCTCTCTTTTCCAAAGGCCCTATATACTCTATACCAGCTATCTTAAAGGTTCTGATAAGATCTTCGCGGGGAGTGTAATTAAATTTAAAAATGACCTTGTATTTCTTTGCATAAGCAGAAGTAAAGATAAAACGTGTCAAATGGACAATATCATTAGTATTGTAATCCAGTTCATTTTGAAACAAAACAGTAATGTTAAAGGTTTTTTCCTTATTAATAATGTTTGGAGTATACTTCTTATCAAATTCAGCTAAGTCTACTGGCTTAATGACAGTATATGCATCGGGATATTTAAGTTTCCAGTATTCAGATGGGATAATTTGAATATTCTGGCGACAGACATATTCTTCTAATTCAGTTAAATCCATAATATAATATACGATAAACTGTTTGTAATAATCAACCTATAATGAAATATATTTTAGCTGCTTTTTTGCTGCAAGGAGATCAAAAAATTGTTTTTCTAAAAATGGTTGATGTCCTTTATTGGGGTAATATATAAAATTTTCACTATCCATATAATGATGCCTTATATTCTGCTCCCACCAATCAAATCCAACTATATCAACAGACTTAAAACGCTTTAGAAGAATCCAAACAGCTATAGCTCCTGTAGACCACATCCTATATGACTTATTCTGCATGAATTCACATAACTCATCCATTATATTATGATCTACTTTTATTAGTTCACAAGTCGATGAAGACTGTGTTACCACATTCCGTATGATATCAAACTGTTCAGCCTTCACCCAGCTATGTAAATAAATCTGTACAATTTTATTATATCGAATAGCGTCTGTAGATGATTTATTTACATAATTTACACCGGTAAACCAAATAGTTGTTTTAGTACCTACATTAGGCTCATGAGAGTCTAGTGAAAATCTATTAAAACGCACAACATGAGTATATGAGTCTATAATATCACCTAAATTCGAATTAAGCAAAGATGATCCATTCCCCACAATTAAAATTTCTGAAGTATTATTGTTTATGCTCATATATCAAACCATCATAAGCAATACTACACGGCTTATAGAAAAAGCATTTATCAAAATAATTTACAATAACGTTATTATCTTTCCACCGCTGCTTTGCCCATTTTATAAATTTGCAATCAGTTTCTGTTGCATACCATATATCTGGATTTTTTCCACACGCCACAGATAACCAACCCATACCACTACATAACCCGACATGGGTTTCTGCATGAAAGATGATATTAGCTGCTTCTTTCAAATGATATTTATAATGACCAACATCTATCATTTTGATACCTTTAGATTCATAATAATGATATAATGCATGTATTTGTCTATTAGTGAATATATGCTCTGGGCACCAAGTTTTTTGTGTTAATGATTTATCAAATTGGTATGTGATATAACGAAAATTAAAGGGAGAAACTATTGTGAATTTGTCTTTATCTATAGGAATAATCTTACTAGACGGAGATTTAAAATCGATAGTACTATATAACTCTTTTAATTCTTCATTC